AGCGACGTGGTGCTCTTCCCGAAGCGCACGGCAGGCAACTCGGCGGCATGGATCTCGGAGAACTCCGCGATCACTCCGGCCGATCCCAACGCCACCCAGGTCACCGTGACGGCCAAGAAGCTGGCCGCGGCCGTGGTCATCTCGTCCGAGTTGCTCCAGGACTCGATCGTCTCGATCGCCGACTGGGTGGCGGCTGAGCTGGCCCTCGGCATCAGCAACGCCGTGGAGGCGGCTGCGTGGCTCGGTAACCCGAGCAACGCTCCGGCTGTCGCGGGTATTGTCACCTCGTACGCTGGCGGTCTGCTCAAGACCACCACGGCGAGCGAGGTGACGACCTACGACTACGCGGCGTCGCTTGTGGCCGCTGCCGGCGACACGCCGGACGAGGTGACCAAGGCGAACCTGCTCGCCATGATGGCTGCCGTTCCGCAGCACAGCCGGGCGGGTGCCAAGTGGTACTGCTCGCCGTACTTCTTCGCTACCTGCATGCAGGCTCTCGACCTGAACCAAGGTGGTTCGGTCGGCCTGTCGCAGGGCCTCGGCCTCACGTTCCTCGGCTCGCCGGTCGTGTTCACCGACCAGCTGCCGGGCAGCGACGATGCCACCGGCAAGGTCATGGCCCTCTACGGCGATCTGGCCAACTCCTCGATCTACGGCACCCGTGCGGGTCTGGAGATCCAGAGCAGCGACCAGGTCAACTTCCTGTCCGATCAGACCGTCATCCGTGCTATCGCTCGGGTGGGAATTTCCCACCACACGATCGGCAGCTCGACGGTCGCCGGCCCGGTCATCGCCCTGCGTGGTGTCTGATCCAGCTTGACAGCGGTGCAATCCTGAACGGGCGGTTCTCACGCGAGAACCGCCCGTTCTCTTTTGGAGGTTGCATGGTCATCAAGGTAGGCGGCACCGAGGTCGAGATCCGGGCCGAGGCGATCCTGTCCGGCCCACGGTTCGGGCCACTGGCCAACCTGTTCGGCTGGGCTCAGGCCCTGATGCCGCTCGGCATCCGGCCCACGCTCGGCCAGGGTGCGTTCTGGAGCCAGGTGCTCACGCGGATGATGGAACAGTTCGTCGACCAGTGCGAGTACATCATCACACTCGACTACGACACGTTCGTCTCCCGGCAAGACATCGAGCAGCTGTTTGCCATGGCTCTGGCGTTTCAGTGTGACGCACTCGCGCCGCTGCAGGTGAAACGGGAAGACGGGCGGCCGATGCTCACGCTGCTGGGCACGCTCGACAATCCGCCAGAGGGCGGTGCCAGCACCCTGCCGGCCACATGGTTTGCCGAGCCTGTGCAGCAAGTGGACTCCGCCCACTTCGGATGCACGATCATTTCGACAGCGGCGCTCAAGCGAATGAAGAAGCCGTGGTTCTGGGAAGAGCCAGACCCACAGGGCAGCTACGGCGATGGCCGCGTGGACTCGGACATCGGCTTCTGGCGGACGTGGCGTGACTCTGGCAACAAGGTGTTCGTAACGCCTCGCGTGTCAATCGGGCACGGAGAGTACGTCGTGACCTGGCCGGGCCGGGATCTCGGCAAGCCTGTTTTCCAATACACGGGCGACTGGATGAAAGCGAACAAGGCACCCGAAACTGCATGGAGCGTAGGACAATCGTGAAACTGAAGTTTGTACGGTCGTGGCGTTCCTATTGCTCCGGCCAGACGGTCGACATACCCGGCGGCCTGGCCGCTGAACTGATCGCCCGAAAAGTTGCAGTCGAGGACAAGCAACAGCAGTTGATTGAAACCGCTGCTGTCGAAACGCCAGTTAAGACGGCCGACGCCACGCCACGCAGGAAACGCACGCGATGACGTACCGCAGCCTCACCAGATCGTCTCAGCCTGTCGTGGAGCCCGTGACCATCACGGATGCCAAGGCCCACCTGCGCGTCGACACCGACGCTGACAACACCTACATCATGGGTTTGGTGGCAGCAGCTCGAGCATGGGTCGAGGAGTATCTGGATCGCTCGCTGGTACACACTCAGTGGACGATGCGGCTGGACGGATTCCCGCCGAACGGACTGGATAACCTCGAGCTACCGAGGCCGCCGATGGCAACCGCCTCGGCCGTCTCCGCGGTAGCGATCACGTACACCACCGAGACCGGTGCCGTGGTCGTGTTTCCATCGCACGAGTACCGGGTCGACCGGAACTCCACGCCCGGCGCCATCAGCCCGCTGTACGAGCAGGCGTGGCCAGTGCATCGCCGAGACGACAACTCCGTGACGATTACGTGGTGGGGCGGGTACGGCGAGGACGGCCGCAGCGTACCGACGCAGATCCGGCACGCGATGTTGATGCTCGTGGCTCACTGGTACGACCGGCGCGAGTCTGTCCTGACCGGTCTGGTTTCCAAGGAAATCGAGTATGGCGTGAAGTCGCTGCTCGACTCATGTCGCTGGGGAGCCTACCGATGAGCACCTACACACAACTGCCGGGCCAGCTTGGCCTCTCGCTTCGCCGTGGCGACGAGCTTGGCACCACCATTGATTTCTCGCCTACGACGATGACCGGCTACACGGTGTCGGCCGTCATCACGTCGCTCGTTACTGGCAGCACGGTGGCGGCGTTCCAGACCACGCTGACCAACGCAGCGGCTGGCATCGTGAGCATTGCCCTGACGGAGCAGCAGACAGCCGCTCTGCCGGTCGGCACGTACGGCTGGCGTCTTGAGTGGGATGCACCCGGCAGCGTGCGGCGTACGGCCTTGCAGGGTCTGGTGGAGGTAGTCGGGTGACGACCACCGCAACCGTCAACAGCAGTCCGATCACAGCCACCGTATCCGGTGCGGCTGTGTCGGCGACCGTCACGAGCTCGAGCACGTCGGCGAGCGCGTCCGGCGGTGTCGGGCCTGCGGGAGCAGCAGGCGCGGCGGGTTCGGCAGGCGCCACTGGACCACAAGGCCCAGCGGGAGCCACGGGGCCAGCAGGTGCTGCAGGCGCCACGGGCTCGCAGGGTGCACCGGGACCGCAGGGGCCGCAAGGTGCCACAGGACCGCAAGGCGACACCGGCCCGCAAGGTGCCACAGGTCCAGCTGGTGCAGTTGGAGCCACGGGAGCCACTGGTGCGAAAGGCGACACGGGCTCCCAGGGGCCAGCAGGCGAGACAGGCCCACAGGGGCCGCAAGGCGCGACGGGCGCCACGGGACCGCAGGGAGAGACAGGACCGCAAGGGCCGACCGGCCCGCAGGGCGCGACAGGTGCTCAGGGTCCGCAGGGTGCGCAAGGCGACACAGGCGCTCAAGGGCCGCAGGGACCAGCCGGGCCAACGGGTGCCACAGGCCCACAAGGCGACACCGGACTAACAGGAGCCACTGGCCTCACCGGGGCGACAGGCCCGGCCGGTGCAACAGGACCCGCCGGGGCTAAGGGCGACACGGGTGCAGCTGGGCCGCAAGGCATACAGGGCGACACAGGCGCTCAAGGGCCGCAGGGTGCAACCGGCGCGCAGGGGCCGGCAGGCCCAACCGGTCCGCAAGGGCCAACTGGCGACACGGGTGCAACCGGTCCACAAGGTGCCACAGGCCCGGCGGGAACTACCTCGTGGAATGGACTCACGGACAGGCCGACCACGTTCACTCCCGCCAGCCACGCCAGCAGTCACGCCGCAGCAGGCAGCGATCCGCTGACGATTACGGCGGCGCAGGTGAGCGACTTTTCTTCGGCGGTCGCGGCGGCTTCGTCTGCGGCTTCGCCTGACTCCATACACCCGTTTCTTCTGATGGGAGGCTGACATGCCACAGACGCACAAAGTTCTTGGGCAAACCAGCCCAGCGGCTACCACGCTCGCCTCGCTCTACACTGTGCCGTCTGCCACCCAGGCGATTGTCTCGACGGTCACGGTGTGCAACATAGCAGCGACGGCGACCACCTATCGGATCGCAGTGCGACCCGCTGGTGCTTCCATCGCAACCTCGCAGTATCTGGTTTACGACGCTGCACTGCCTGCGAATGACACGGTGACGCTCACGCTCGGCGTGACGCTGGCGGCGACTGACGTTGTGAGTGTCTTTGCCGGTTCTGCCGACGTGGCGTTTCACGCCTACGGCGTGGAGATCACATGACGATCCGCAACGCATCGCAGTCGCTGGCAAGTGCCTCTCGGCTACGGGCGGCGATCAGCCGCACTATACGGGTACTGGTCGTCGGCGGCGGTGGAGGTGGCTCTAGCGCGTCAGCCTCGAACCGTGTTGGTGGTGGCGGTGGTGGAGGCGGCGTCGTGGATTCCAGTACGGAGATCATCTTGGGCGTGCTGTACACGGTGCGAATTGGTGGCGGCGGTGCGGCTGGCGCGATTGGAAACTGGTCACGTTTTCACGACTTCACTGCCACCGGCGGCGGCGGCTCTGCGGGCACGACTTATTTTCAAATGGGGACGGGGCCGGGAGTGATTGGTTCATCGCCTCGCCAAGTGTCCCTGTTTCCGCACCAAGGGTTTAGCGGCGGTCTGGGAGCCACAACAAATACGAATTTCCTGCACGGCGGTGGCGGTGGAGGTGCTGGCGCACAGGGTGGTGATGCGACGACTTCGGCAGGCGGCAATGGCGGTGCTGGCAGGCAAAGCACAACTCCTGTGAGTAGCACTAACTTTGGCGGCGGTGGTGGTGCTGGTCAGAACAACAACGCGAACAACGTCACGACAGCAGGGAGTGGCGGCACGGGCGGCGGCGGCAGCGGAGGAACTACCGGGGCCGGTTCGGCAGGCTCAGCAAACACTGGCGGCGGTGGCGGCGGCGGAGCATCGCCCGCAAACGCAGCCGGGGCGGCTGGAGGCTCTGGCGTGGTCGTGCTTCGGTATTCGGCTGGACTGAATCTGACCGTTGGCGTTGGTCTGACAGCCACAACGACCACAAGCGGATCGGACAGGATAACCACGATCACCGCTGGTACTGGAACCGTCACGTTTAGGTGAGACCGCAATGGCACACTACGCATTTATCGACGAAAACAACGTAGTTACCGAGGTGATTGTCGGCAACGACGAGACAACCGGCGATTGGGAGTCGCACTACGCTGCGGCGGTCGGTCTTCGCTGCCTGCGAACCAGCTATCACACTCTCGGCGGGCAGCATCTCACCGGCGGCGTGCCGTTCCGGCTCAACTACGCAGGCATCGGCTACACGTACGACGAGCGGCTCGATGGCTTCATTCCGCCATGTCCCGGCGAAGGTTTTGTGCTGAACGAGGCTACGGGCCTTTGGGTCGATCAAGCGTTCGTCGAGGAGGCCACATGATCCGACCAGGCGACTTACGCGAGCGGGTGACTGTGCAGGTGGCCAGCGG